ATGGTAGCGCAGCTCATTGGTTATGTCATGGTACACTGGGTTTGCACCCAGAGAGAATTTTTCCATGTTGCGATGGTTAAACAGTTCATTGCCGTTGCGATCGCGCTGAACCATCACTGTACCACCGCCCCACTTCTTGTATTGGTTTGCATTGCCTTTATGGAACGGACCAAATGGCATGAATCCATATGGTACTTTGGGATCTGCTTGGTAATTAATGTAGTTGGGTCGGCAACCTTTGCGTAGATCAATATGTTGCCAGGCCATGCGGAAAGTTTCAGCATCGCCGCCAAAGTGGTAATAGACATCGCAGTTGTCGGCGTAATGTTTGACCAAATTTAGCTCAATCCAGGACTGCGCCTTGTTAACTAATAGCTGACCAGTTTCAAATGGTTCGCCGTCATTTGGATTCACATTGAATATGCGCCACATTGGTGCTTCGTCGTGATAGCGATTGGCACGATCGGTGCTGAACACATCTCGCCAAAACAAACTACCCTTGTCTTGGTATTCTTGATCATCGAACAAGAACTCTGGATTGCGTATAGGGAAGCTATCAGCATCTAACCATAGATTTTCTGCATATTGGCTTTCCCATAGAGCATATGGTTTAGTGCTCCATCCTGCGTTGATACCATAAATGGTAGTGAAATCTTTGGCGTTACCTTGTATCTCAGTTACTGTTATCTGATCTGGTGCAGGACTGCGCAATATAGCAGCTTGCTGCTGTGTAATCTCATCTTTGCGATGGAAGATTTCAATGGGTAGTTTGACTTCTTGTAGGATCAATTCTCGCATCAAAATATAACCACTGGCAATCTCTTTACCATACACGCTGGTTACGATGCTACGACCTGGGTTGAAATGCGGTACGCCTAAGCGGTTAAGCATTTGATCAACTTTTTGATATTCTTCTTGTAGATTAACCTGCATATCGTGCCTCTATTACTGGTTTCCATTCTGGTATGCGATCATATTGATGTAAGATGAAATGCCTAGTTCTATTGCTAGTAGTAGCATACTCTCCATCCCACTGAGGTTGTGGTTCTAACAGATGCGGTTTAAATGTGTGCATCTTGGCTGGATCAAACGATGTACCAGCTTGGCAGGCCCAACCGTCTTCACTCATGGTGAACTTGGTGATGCTCTTGTAAGGTTCCAGTCCCAGCAGCACGTTGTACGCAGCTTGGTCAGGATTGTGTACTTTGGTAGCATGCTGGCTGCCAACGCTAAGCAGATAGATGTTCAACCACAGATCTTTCATCACACTGGGTACGCCGCACTGCACACCGCAGTTCCAAATTGGATTGGTCTTCATCTTATCGTACACCCAGGGGAAGCTGTTCTGCAGGTTCTCATTGCCCCAAGGTTCGTGCTGATACTGCAAGCTTTCGCAGCTGGCTAGTATCTTAGCATTGCCCATGTTAGCGTCTAACCATTCACTTGGGTTACGCTGNAATACCACATCCTTGACGTCTGTGTGTATAACATAACGATAATCCTCAGATTTCATAAGGTTCTCTATGAAACCGTGCAGATGAAGGAAGCGCTCTACCACTATAATAAGCTGACCGTTATAGAACAGATTACCAGTAGTCGGATCTTGTCCAAACCCCATTACCTTAAATCCTCGGTCGTTTAATTTCTGTACTGTACTAAGATGACTGTTATAAACTAACATAGCCTTGTCGCCGGTGAATCCGCAGGCATCAATGCTGTTGACCCAGTACTTTATCTTATCCCAGTCGTAGTTGGTAAATGAACCTATTATAAGATCTTTTGACATGCGTTATTGTGCGGTTTCGACGGATCAATCGCAATTTATTCCCAGATACTTGTCTGCACCGAGGCTGCACATCATGCGCATTATCTTCTGCCCATTCTTGCTGCGCATGATGCTGCTCAGCTCGCGGTCAGTCTTTTCGTCGTCTTTGATCTGTAGCAGCAATGGCATGTTATCTTTGATTATCTTTAAGTCATGCTTGGGCCAACGAGGATTATCAAAATATCCCAGTGCCCTGAACCAACGCATGATTAGATGCGGATCTTCTTGGATTCTATCCTGTGTCACAGGCAGCATAACCACACGTTGATTGCGCAGATCGTCTAATCCGCCGGTGTAATCGTAAAGTATACCATCTTTATCAATGCTCATGCTGTTAATGCTGAGATCTCTGTGCTGAGCATCCTGTTCCCAGTCTTGGCCGCGTATGATGCGTACCTTACCATCTTTGAGTTCTAGCTTGTAAGCTATGCTAGTTACGTCAACCTTGTTGTTACCAAAAACAGCTTTGATGGTACCGTGTCCTATGCCTTTATCATCGTGGGCTATGTCTTCTAGATTGAAGATATAGATCAGTTCACTAGGATCGGCATCTGTGGCAAAATCTATGTCACGAGGATTTTGACCTCTGACGAAATCACGCACAGCTCCGCCTACTACTCTCGCATCAAAACCATATTTGCGCAGTACATCAGCCACACGCTGTACCTCTGGTGTAAACACCTTTTCAAATTCTTTTTCATCTATGTTTAGATTGGCAAGTTTCTCCGTGAGCATGGAATATTTATAGGGCCAAGCGCCAATAACCTGGGGCGTATCGCGGCAAGACGTATTCGCTCCACTGCGCACCGTTCCATTCTAGCAACTTGCCAGTGAACATGTTCTGTACGTACTGCATTGAACCTATGTAGTTGCTGGCTTGAAAAGTTACAGACCATACTGTACCGTCAAAGGTAACAATGTCATTTATATCAGCAACTACTGCACCCCAAGCTGCACTAGTTTCGGCAGGTTTTTCAGTTAATAGATAGCTTTGACCTACAACAGCAGGCGGCAATCCTATATTAGGACCTTTTGATAGCGGATTCACTATTGCAGTTATAGGTGCTATAGTGGTGTTTGGTAGGCTAGCTGGTTCTACAGTCCATATTATTAAATTTTGATCAGTTGGATGAGGTTGTATCCATCCTGCTGCTTGATACGTGCTGCCTGGATTTAGATCTGGTAATTCAGTCCATACAGTGAGTTGGCTGGCATTGGTACCGTAAATGCTATAAGGATTTAATACACCGTAGGGTAAGAATAATCTCCACCATGCAATATCTCCGCCTGGGTATGTAGTAGGTAAAAGTCCAATTGATCCTAATGGCGTGCCAGACACATTTGCAAAGATATTATCTCCTGCTGTATTATTAATAAACATGATCTGATTGTTGTTTTGCAGCTGAATATTATAGCTGGTGTTAATCATAAGTGCAGCAGCATTATCTATAAATGTAGCAATATTAGAAGTTGTAATAGGTATGACTATACCGTTGAAACTAAAGCTAGTACCTGGTGTCAGGATTGGGTTTGGTTGTGAGAATGTTACAGTAGCCTTGTTAGCTAGCTCTTTTGGATTTCCAGCAGTGCTGCCCAAACTAATGGTATATTGATTATTACCTATCCAGGTCAGTGTAATGCTGTAATCGCCCGGCGTAATAACCTGTCTGCTAAGAAATTCATATTCTGTCCAATCCACTTGATCCGAGTTAGATTTACTACCTTCTATCACACTGGTAATAATGTTTTGTATTAGGTTCTGTTGATTTACCTGTGCTGGTGGATTTATCCAGATAGGAAAACGAAATATCATAGTTAACACGTCGATTGGATTTTCGGTACCTATTGGTATAGTCCTGCTACTCCACGTTATCTGATCTTGCATCTCAATCCAGCTTAACACTGTCCAGTCTAATGGATTATTGCTGGTCTGTATTTCGATAGCAGGATTATAGAGGACCATTATCTGCTCTACTAGCTGTTCCTTTACGCTTTCATTGGGACTCCATATATCAACACTCATGCTAAGTTCATACGGCACAGGCATGTATCGAGCTATGCTATATTGATTACCAAGCGTGTTCATGTATTGACCTGTGTTTGGATCATACTCTCGTGTATCAACCTGCACGGTATCAATGACCTGCGGTCCTTGGCGACGATTTGGTGCCATAGCCAGCCCACTGATCCAACAGGTTATAAACGGCGTAGTTAACAGTTTGTTTTCACTGTTGCCTTTGACCACAGTAGCAGCGATCCTAGTTGGGTCGCCGTAACGACAGGGCACACGTACCAACTGTGGTGTTCCGTCTGCATTATTACCAACACTGTATGAGAAATTGCTGAATGCACGTATAAACTGCAATCGATAATTGCGCAGCTGACCTGAGTACCAATAATCCATGATGTTTCCTTGCTAATGATATTTATTGGTGGTTTATAAATATCTCAGAGGTATCTAGCATGACTGCCAAACTGATACTACTTGACGACATCTATGAGATACGCAAGCGCAAAGAAGAAGAGCTTGAATTCTACCATGCAGAGCTTAAAAAACTTAAGGTAAGATTAGATCTGGTCCGACACGAAATAAGTGTGACGAACCAGATCATAGAACTAATAGAAACAGAAAAAGTTATAGATGTCAAAGACCGTATAAGGTCTAAATTAACCTAATACTCGTTTAGCATCTTGATAATGTTTAGTACGTTCTTCGAGGCCAATCGTACCACCGTTGACACGCTTAGTGCAACCAACGATGTCATCTGCATCTGCAAACTTGTTTAACCCGTTACGTGCCCAGAACCAAGCAGCACTGCGAGCTGCACCCTCTGCTGTCTCTAGGTAATCAGGGTTGTTATTGAGATCAAATTTAAGTGCAGCAGCACACGCAGTGTAATTGTCTTTGCCAGTAAGCTGTATCAACCCGCGACCACGATAGCGATAACCATCGCCTGTGCTCTCGTCACCATTGCCCATGCGTCCGCCATAGACACGATTAGCAATCTTCTCAGGCTGCTTCTCAAAGTCTGCTGGATTAACGTCTCTGAAATATTTTGGGAATACCTTAACCAGTGTTTCGGCACGATAGTTGAGATTTTCTTGCACAACGCTGAATCCACCGCTTTCGTGGCCACATTGTGCTAAGAACATTGCTTGTTCTTGGGGATTCACTATGTTAAATTCGGTCATTGCAGCATTCAATGGGTCGCAGATCTCATCGATGTCATTTGGATCAGATTGTGGAAAGATTTGCTTAAGTTGCTTGGCCGATACCACGATTTACTCCTATATGATGTCTGGATCAAGTTTGGCCCTTAGAACTGTGCGTAGATCTTGCTGTTGAGGAACCACTACACCGGTCTGTAAGGTAGTCTGCACGTTACCGTTATTTATGAACCCTGCTAGAGCGGCAGTGCTTGGTGTCCAGCTGGTCCTGTAGTCTATCTCATGTCTCGACCAAACTGCTCCGCTATTGTTTGCTAATTGTACTCGCTGGAATAGCTGCGGCGGACTGTAATCTACTCGGAGAACCCATGTACCAGCCGGAGCACCTGGTGGAAAAGATATAGCCGATTGAACAGGCAGGCTTTGGTT